CATGTCCCAATCGGTGTCCCAATGTTCGTCATGTGGAACACAGATCCCAAGTGCTTCTGGTTGACAAATTACATCGAGACATCCATGTCAGCCAATATCTGGGGCACTTGTACGTCTGCCACCTTGGCAAGTCGCTACCGGGGTGTGCTCGACCTCTACGCCAAGATGACAGGAGGTGATCCCGATTTTGTGGACTGGCAGGGGCATGACTTCAGCTATCGTGGTATGTATGGGGATGAGGCCGCAGCTCTAAGTGGTGCTGGTCATCTGACCAGCTTCCTGGGCACGGATACCATTCCCGCCATCGATCTGGTCCATGATTGCTATACCTCTCCTGTTCTCGGGCTCTACACCGACTCGGGACTAGCCATAAGTGAGTTTATCGGAGGTTCTGTTGCCGCAACTGAGCATAGTGTTATGTGTATGGGTACTAAGGGTGGTGAGCTGGAGACATTCCGCAGGCTGATCACGGAAGTGTACCCAACTGGTATTGTGTCTATCGTCTCTGATACATGGGACTATTGGCGCATCTTGACCGAGGTGATGCCAGCCCTCAAGGATGAGATCATGGCTCGGGATGGTAAGGTGGTGCTCCGACCTGATTCTGGGGATCCCGTTGATATCATTTGCGGGGACAAGCGTTTGGAGCATGGCACACCTGCAAATCTTGGCACCATGAGATTGTTGTTGGAGACCTTCGGGGGGACACGCACGAAGCGTGGATTCATGCAACTTGATCCACACGTTGGTGCAATTTATGGTGATTCAATCACCCTGGAGCGGTGTGAGCAGATCTGCCAGCGACTCACATCTCACGGAATAGTTCCCAGTATGGTCTTGGGCATTGGTTCCTACACCTACCAGATGGTCACCCGTGACACCTTCGGGTTTGCTCTCAAGAGCACTGCAGGTATAGTCAATGGAGAGGTCCGGGAGATTTTCAAGGATCCGGTTACAGATGATGGGACCAAGAGGAGTGCCAAGGGTTTCACGGCAGTGTACAAGGATGGAACTGAGGAATTGTATTTGACCGATGAGATGTCCCTGGAACATGTGAGGAATTGCTCTTTCCAAGAAGTGTTCCGAGATGGTCGTGTGTTCAACCTAACAAACATTACCCAAGTCCGAGACAACGTGGTAAAGGGTAGGATGTGATATGAAGGAGCGTGGACAACCATTCGTCAAGACAGCCCAGCAGGTGAAGGCCATCAAGTGCTTGAACGCTGTGACTAACTCTTTGATCTATGGGGGTTCACGCTCCGGCAAGACTACTGCCATTATTCGAAATATGATATTGCGAGGGCTGAAAAAACCCTCACGGCATTTGCTCGTGCGCCATCGATACAATCATGCTAAAGTTTCAATTATGCATGACACAATGCCCAAGCTGACACCAATGTGTTTCCCTGGGTTGAAGATCAAGGAGAACAAGTCAGACTCATATTATGAGTGGGATGCCCAATCCGGTGGGAAATCCCAACTCTGGATTGGTGGTATCGATGATGCCGAACGTATCGAGAAGATTCTTGGAAACGAATATTCCACTATCTTCTTGAATGAGATCAGTCAGATCAGTTTCGAGGCAGTGACCACACTCCAGACTCGTTTGGCAGAGAACACTGGGTTGAAGCTCCGGATGTATATGGATTGTAACCCTCCGGGCAAACGCCACTGGTCCTACAAATACTTTCATGAAGGTTTGAATCCGGATGGAACCGCTCACGGACTCGACACCCAATATTGTGTGTTGAATCCGATGGATAATATCGAGAACCTTCCACCCGAGTATGTTCGAATCCTAGAGGCCCTCCCCGAACGGCAACGCCAACGGTATCTTTCCGGGATGTACTTGAATGATATTGAGGGTGCTCACTGGTCCGACCAAGATATCATCAACGCCAAGATGCGGGTCACGACAGATCTCGTCAAGGTAGTCGTGGCAATCGATCCGGCAACCACTGACAATCCGGGCTCTGATGAGTGTGGTATTATGGTCTGTGGGCTTGACGATCAGGATGGTGGCGTCATCCTTGACGATAGGTCGGCAAAGTGCTCGACTCGGAAGTGGGCTCAAAGGGCGGTGAATGCTTACCATGATTACAACGCGAATGAGATTGTTGCTGAATCAAATCAGGGTGGGGATTTGGTCAAGGATGCAATCCACGCAATCGACCCAAACATCAAAATTACAATGGTTCACGCGGCCAATTCTAAGAGGGCACGCGCAGAGCCCGTTGCTCAGCTATATGAATTGGGTCGGATTGCACATGACCCACCTGAGAACAAGGAAACTGCTCTTGCCAAACTGGAGGAAGAGTACACAACCTGGATTCCTGATGAGGAACCGTGGAGCCCGAATCGATTGGACGCCGCAGTTTGGGGGTTTCATCACCTCTTCAAACTGGGCAAGGATGGGGGTGGCTCAGGCCGCACCCGGTTCGGGGTAGTGTAAATGGCATTTTGGAGTCGGTGGGGAAATCGTTCTGAGGTGAAGTCATTCACGGTGTCACTCAATAGTGAGTTGAGTGCCTGGATAAAGGCTGCCCGCACAGGCAACCTCTCAGCTTCTGCCTCATTCAAGCTTGCACGCACTTCTGCCGTTTCGATTCCTCTCAGGTATATCACGACTGCCGCCGCTGGAGTGACTCCTGTTCTCAAACTTCCCGACAAACGTATTATCCGTGACCACCCTGTTCTGACCTTGCTCAAAAACCCATCTCCGGACTTTGACACAGAGCTGCTATTCCAGATGCTCGCCTACAATTACATGATCACTGGTACAGCCTACGTGGCCACCCTCGGGTCACACCTTGTACCACCACTTGAGCTCCAGCCATTCAATACCACCGAGTGTGCTCCCGAACAGATTGCCGGTGGTCTTCTCGGATCGGTGCACGTGTCTGGTCTTGTTCTCCCTGGGAAATACATACGCAAAAGAATCCCAGGGTCACTCACTCGTGACATCATGTATATGCGGGACTCCCGAACGCAGATCACACAGATTCGCAACTGGTCGGAGAAGGATGGCTCCATGCTCCAGGGCATGAGTCCACTCATCCCCATTGCCTCGGAGATTAATCAGAACATTCTAGGTACCAAGCACAACTCAAGTCTCCTGGAGAATGGGGGCCGATTGTCCTTGGTCTTCAACTTTGAGAATGATATGAGTGATGCCGATTTTGAGGAAACCAAGGATCAAATTCGTGAGCAATATGGCGGCAGTGGGAACGCTGGCAAGATCGCGGTCACCGCTGGGGGCAAATCCTCGGTCACCGAGATGGGTATGAACAACAAGGATATGGAGTATCCCTTGATGTACGATACCAATCGGGCCATTGCTGCATCACAGTTCAAGTTCCCGCTCCCTCTGATTTTCCGTGATTCGAGTTCATACAATAACTACAAAACTGCAAAACTCGCGATGTACGATGATGCCGTGCTCCCTGTCGTAAGTCATATTTTCCGGGGTCTTGGCAAGGCTCTGTTGTATCGCTATGATGACCTCCCCGAGAATACTGAATTGACATACGATGACCAGGAGATCACAGCTCTGGTTACTCGAAGGTTGGAGGAGCTCAAACTGCGTCGTGAGATCAATGCTGAGACAGACAACGAGATCCGGGCGATGATGGGGCGTGAAGAAGTGGACGGGGGCGACACGATCCGTGACGCTGCTATGAATGTACCACTCGGGACCGATGTCACGGGTGCAGACAATGAAGTCCTGAGGGACCGCAACTCAGATGCCGGATCCTAATCAGGCAGACGATGACCAGCCACGCAAGAAGGGGTTGGGGCTTCTCCTCTTTCCAAAACTGAAGCAACTCGATGATGACATCGTGAAGACGTTTGCCGCTGTACTTAATCGGCAAGGGTTTGTAATCGATGTTGCATCACGAGCAACAGAGGTTCTCGAATCTATCCTATTTGAGCATTACATGATCACAGGACAAGTCTTCAAAGGGGATCTCCGAGACCAACTTCCTGCTACTCTTGCTATGACTGAAGAGGAGCGTATTCGGGTGGATGTGGCTTTGACCACTCATTTCCGGACTCGGGCCAAGGAGCAGGCTGCTGCGATCCTTGCTACCACTCAGACAAATATGGAGCGGTCCTGGCAGACCGCAAAATCTGAAGAGGACTCCGGAGACCCTTTGTTTCAGACGGTTATTATGGCGTCTGCTGGGCTTTCTCGTTTACTCGCACGTCGCAGGCCAGTGATCTCACAGCTTGAGAGTGAGGCACCTGCCGAGGATGCAAAGGCAACAGAGGCCGAGGTTTTGACCGGGAGTTTGGGGCTCAGTGTCTTGGGACAAGAGGTGACATCCCAACTTGTAAAACGTTGGGACAATATGCAGGATGAAAAAGTACGTGATCATCACGTAGATGCAGGTGGTCAGATCCGTCTGATCAATGAGCCATTTCTCGTGATGGGTCAGTATTTGATGAGACCTAAAGACACATCATTGGGCGCAACCGTCCGAAATATCATAAATTGTAGATGCTCTGCCTTCTACCCAATGGGCAAAATCATCCAGATCAGGGAAGAAATGCAATTGGCTGCATAGCCTACGCGGAAAAGCGTTGCACATTTTAGCAGGGTAGGGTAAACTCCTAAGTGAACAGTAACAAAGGAGGGCACTCGATGTCAATCCCTATTGAATACTCCAATGGTTCACCAAACTTTGCCTACAACGGGGCAACTTTTGTGATACCACCAGCTGAAGGTGCTTATGGTGTGGTGGAGTTGGAGACAAGACCTGACCACAATCTGTATGTGGCTGCAATTGTGATTGCACATGGGCCTGATTGCCAGTTGGGTAGATTGTTCTCCACTATCCATCCAGGTACCACAATCATTGATGATAATCTAGTGGAGTTCCCAAAAGGTGGTGTAGACTACTATCAAGGTGTCCAACTTACCACTGGAAATTTGCGTTATGGGACAACCACCTCCCCACCAGCAACACAAGATGCAGCATTTGTCATACCAAGCAGGCAGTTGAAATCTCCACCATCAGATGTGACCATCAGGGAATTCCATATTGAGACATTCCCGGTGCCTTTGCACATACCACCGGGAACTGCGGGGGTGGTACAAGCTATGGAGGTCAACACAGAGGTCAGGTTGGGGATTAGGTGGTTTGAGCAACATCGTTTGGTTCCCTGGCCAGGCTAGCGTCACACCTCCATGTTAGTCATCCTTTTGACAGGAGGCCTCAACATGGCGGCACCAGCAATCCAGTTTCAACCTGATCTTGAAATCAAACGACTTTGGGGAAAGATCGAACCCGAGTTCAAAGAACTTACTCTTGAGGGTGACGTCAAGGTTGGTGTGATCGATGTCTATATCGCCACGTGGCAGGTCGATGAGGGTCGGGATCAGTTCCTGAAGGGTGCGTTCAAGGCAGCTATCGCTGAGCACCGACTTCGGGGCAATCGCCAGGTCCGAATGAAGAGTGATCACGACATTCTGATTGGTGGTTTCCCGATCGATACCGTTGTTGAAGATAAGCGTGGGCTCCGGGCGACCGGCCACCTGAATCTGGACAATGAGTTGGGTCGGAAACTCTGGAGCCTAATCAAGCAGAAGGTCTTGGTTGATATGTCCGTGGGCTACACCGCCGTGGATTGGGAGATCAAGGATGGCATCCGGGTGATCAAGGTCGCTCGACTTTGGGAAGGTTCAGTGGTCGATGAGCCCATGAATCGTGGTGCCAATATTCTCAGCTTTAAGTCTCTTCGAGAGATGAAGGTCTGCCCATACCTCGATGAGGGTTGGGATGCCAAGGCTGCCGCTGAACACATATTCGAATCCGACCTGGACCCCAGTCTTGGGTTGATTGATGGTCAGAACGTCTGTGATGTTGTTGAAGGCAAGCTCGTGATTATTCCTGAGGCACTCCTGGAAGTGAAGACCAAGGATCCAAAGGCAATTTGCGAGATCGAGCGACACCTTGCTGCGGCGGGTGTTGAGTCTCCATACCCCG